TCATATTCCGCAACGGGCGCTTTCGCCGTGTTTGGCGCGAAACGCTAACCGCCCCTTCCCCTACACGTAACCCCGCCTCGCGCGGGGTTTTTCTTTGCCTAACGACTTGCCGCCGCCCGTGAGGCGGCTTTTTGTTGTCTGTGCGCGCCAAGCTATACCGCTTTTAACAGAGATTAAAGATTTTTCTATTTCATAAACAGGCACTTGTTAAAATACTTTAAGTTTTCCTAAAATCCCTCTTGTCTTCACCTTTAGGTTTTCCTAAAATACCCCCATCGAAACGAACACGATGGGAGCCACAGATGAACCTGAACCTCAAGACCCTCGCCGCCGGGCTGGACGACACCTTCGAATGGTGGGGCAATCAAGACGGCATCACCGTCTGCCGCTGGTACGGCCAAAAGCTGTTACGACAAGCGACTTACTGGGAGCCTGCCGAATACACGGAGGAGACCAGCGAAACCCTCACCGTCAAAGCTGAAGGAAGCATCGTCATCATCCTGAACGACGCAGGCAAAGAGCTCACCCGCGAAGACTTCGGGGACTACTACGAAAGCGACTGGGCGGGAATCCTTGCCGACATGATTGACGCGCAAATTCCCTGGCGAGATTTGCAAAAAGAAGCGGACGAAGCCTACACCGAATGGCTCATCAGCAGAGCAGAAGATATGGAGGCAGCATGAAAACAACCATCATGAAAGTCAGCAACGGGTATGCGCTTACGGGCGCATACACCGACGCCCTCGGCTGCGAGAGGGAAGTGGAATTTTACTTTGACCTGAACGGATTCCGCATCGGCGGTTACACCATTCACGGCGTGCCGATGCCTGCAACCGCATGGCGGCACATCGGCAAGCTGATGGGCTTGCCTGTCAAGGCGCGGAAGATGCGCCGCTGGTTGAAAAACCGCGAACACATACTGAATGCGATGGAGATAGAGGTTGAATCATGACCCGCGAACACATAACCACCGCCGCGTTGCTGGCGCTGCTCATCCTCGTCGTCGCCATCGTACCCGGTGGCGAGGACAACCCGCCTGCCGTCGTCCGAACCGAATCACACCGCGAATGGGTAAGCGAACAATGCGCCCGCCACGACCTGACCGACGACGAAATCACCGCCTGCAAAAACTTTTGGGAGAACCGCAAATGAACATCATGAACACCGATTTGGCAAAAGAAGCACGCCGGGTTGCCATTCCGCTTGGCGAAACTTGCGATTCCCTGAACATCAGCTACAGCCAAACAGCTGCTTTCATCTACGCCAGCCACAACAGCGGAACCATAAACATCGAAATCTACCAGCGGGATAACGGCGTGTTGCATTGCTACGCAAGAACCTACATCAAAAAAGGCGACAACCCGGTACTTCAGGACAGGTTGCTTGAAGGAGGAAGCATAGGAGAGCTGGGCATCGCCGTCCGGCAATTCCTGGACGGAGGGAAGGCCGCATGAATTACTTTACTCGGTACATCGGGCCACTGCTCGAACACTTTGCCGACGCCGTAAACGTCGAGATGGGTATTCACCCAGACGTTATGTTCTTCACCGTATTCCGGGATGGAGGACTTGCCATTGACACTATCAGCATCCGGGAAGGAACGGGAGGCGCAGACGTTTTCGCTGTCGTTGACGCTGCTGGCGGCATCGTCGGCGAATTCGACACCTTGGCTGACCTGCTCGCCACCTTCGACCAACCGGAGGCCGCATGAACTACGACACCCAAACCATCCGCGACGCCATCGACATGGAAGACGACCCGCAAGCGCGCGCTGCTTTGCGCCTTGCCTTAAAAAATATCAAGACCGAAGAGGAATAAGCCATGTCATTACCCGTATCCCCGGAACTCATCCGCGACGTCGCCAACATCGCGGGCATGAGTGACGCAAACGAATGCGCCGAAGTGCTGGCAAACAGCATCATCCCGAACAACGCGCGCCCGGCGGAAATCATCACCTTTCTCGCCATCGCCAAACAATACCGCCTCAACCCCATCACCAAAGAAATCTACGCCTTTGCCAACCGTGGCGGGGTGCAGCCCATCGTGTCCATTGACGGCTGGCTGAAAATCATCAACAGCCACCCGCAATTTAACGGCATGGAGTTTAGCGACCAACTCGCTGCCGACGGCAGCCTGCAATCCGTAACCTGCCGCATCTTTCGCAAAGACCGCGACCATCCTGTTGAGGTGACGGAATACATGAACGAGTGCCGCCGTGGCACCGAACCGTGGAAACAGTGGCCGTCGCGGATGCTGCGCCACAAGGCCACCATTCAGGCCGCGCGCTACGCCTTTGGCTTTTCCGGCATCGTTGACCAGGACGAAGCAGAGCGCATCGTAGGCGGCAACACCGCGCCAACCCATACCAATGCCAGCGCGAGCGAGGAACAAATCAGCCACATCCTTGCCCTCGCCAGTGAGACCGGCACCGAACCTAGCAAGATTGCCGCCGCCCACAATGTGCCTGACGTGTACTCGCTCACGGGAAAAAGCGCTGAAAAAGCCATTGACCAGCTGACGCGGAAAAAAGCGCGGCTAGAAGCAGAAGCGTACGCCGCAGAAAACCCACCGCCGCCTGCACCACCTGCCGATGACGACGAGATTCCGGTGTAACCCATGAACGGATTGATACTGCTCAACTGCGAACAAGGTAGCGAGGCGTGGCACCAAGCCCGCCTAGGCATCCCAACGGCCAGCCAATTTGACCGCATCATCACCGCGAGCGGCACGGCGAGCAAACAGGCGACCGGATACCTCGCGGAACTCTTGGCCGAACACATCACCGGTCAGACCGGAGACAACTATCAGAGCGCAGACATGCAGCGCGGCGTAGAACTCGAACCCGCCGCCCGCGCCTGCTACGAACTCGAAACCGGCTATGACGTTGAGCAGGTCGGTGGTGTGTACCTCGACGAAGCGAAAAACATCATGGCCTCGCCGGACGGGCTGATTGCGGGCATGACGCGCGGCCTGGAAATCAAAAGCCCGAAGTTGTCCACCCATATCCGCTACATCTTGGAGGACGGCCTGCCGACGCAGTATGTCCTGCAAGTCCAAGGCGGTATGTGGGTGACGGGCTACGACGAATGGGACTTTGTCAGCTACTGCCCGGAGTACGACGCGCAGCCGATCTACATCAAAACCATCAAACGCAACACCGCCCTGATTGCGCAAATGGACAAACACATCCGTGCCTTTTCGGCGCGACTGGAAAACCTGAAAGGAGCAAAACAATGGCAGGCGTGAACAAAGTCATCATCCTCGGCAACCTCGGCAACGACCCCGAAGTGCGCTACATGCCCAACGGCGAACCGGTGGCAAACATCTCCATCGCCACCAGCGAAACCTGGAACGACAAAAACACCGGCGAAAAACGCGAAAAAACCGAATGGCACCGCGTCACGGCCTACCGCAAAACCGCCGAAATCATCGGCCAGTACACGCGCAAGGGCTCAAAACTCTACGTAGAGGGCAAGCTGCAAACGCGCAAGTGGACAGACCAAAACGGCGTAGAGCGCTACACCACCGAAATCATCGCCGACAGCGTGCAACTGCTCGACAGCCGCCGTGACGGGCAGAACGAAAACCACGGGAGGATAGGTGGCGGGCAACAACAAAGCCCGCCCCGGCAGAACAGCAACCCGCAGTACGAACAACAAAACTTCGACGATGACATCCCCTTTTAGGGATGACGCGAAAACCCAGCCGTCACGGAAAACGTGACGGTTGCCCCAAAAACCCACCCATCCACAACCGGAGCAACCCATGAAAGACTACACCGACGTCATTAACGACCTCAACGCAGGCGTCACCGCCAGCACCCTGACCGCCGTACTGTGCGAAGCCGCAAGCCGCGTGCTCGCCAACGAAAAACCCGGCGAAGTCACCCTTACCCTGAAGCTCAAACCGCTGAAAGGCACGCAGAACCAGCTACAGGTAGAGAGCACCATCAAGCACAAAATGCCAACCGCCAAAGGCGACAAAAGCGAGACCGTCGCCGACGAGACTGTTTTGTACGTCAATGCCAAAGGTGAGATGAGCATCGTCCCCGACAACGCCGTCGAACTGCCCGGCATGAGCCGCAAACCCATGAACGCATAAGGAGCCAACAATGGAAAACATCGACACCCTCATCAACCGCAGCGAAGTCATCACCGACCACCTGAACAAAATCGTGCATGACGGCGCACACGTCATTGCCCTGCCGGACGGTTTCAGCCTCGAAAACCTCGAACGTTTTGAGGCGCAGCGTTACCACCCGCGCGGCGCATACAAAACCCGCGACTATCGCGACCTGTTGGCGTATGCCAAAGCGCGCGAAGCAGACTTCACAGGCAGCGCCCTGTTCATCGACCCGGACGAAATGATTGCCCGCATCATCTTCGACTACGACGGCGGGCGCGGCCACGGCAACAACACCGCGCGCTACGACGCAAAGACGACGCCGCTGTACAGCGCCCTGCGCCGCATCTGCCACAAAGACCTGACCAGCCAAAAAGAACTGGTCCAACTGCTCGAAGACTGGGCGGGAGAAATCACCGCCCACGACAAAGACGGCGCGGAAATCCCGCTTAATACCGCCGTGAGCCTACTCTCCAGCCTCACCGTAGAAAAAGCCAAACGTCTGAAACAGACGCAAGGCGACTGGGAGCACGAGCGCACCGTAGCCGAACGGGCAGCGCTGAAAGCAGAAGGGCAAATGGTGACAGAGCTGCGCATTACCGACGAACTCTACACCGGCACCGCAGAAAAAATCACCGTGCGCGCCCGTCTCTCGCTGGTGGTTGCCGACGACAAATTTGCGCTGAACCTGCGCCTTGTCGGCGAAGAAAAACACAACCGGGCGAAGGCACAAGAAATGCGCGCGATGGCAGAAAACGCGCTGCAAATGCCCGTCTATAACGGCCAGTACGACAGCAAATAAACCGGGAGCGGGGAGGGGCAACCCGCCGCAAAGAAAATGACACAACAAACCGAATGGGAAAAGGCCTACGACCGCATCAAGACTAACGCGCAGCGGGTGGACATCATCGCCGAGCGCGAAGCCTTTGAGGCGTACCAACAACAATGCGGACTGCCGATAGACAGTCGCTATCACGACGCCGAGACCGGCTACACCGACTACCTCAACATGCGGGCGTTTGACCGCTGGGATGCGTGGTTAGCGCGGGCCGTAGCAGATAGGGAATAACTCACACACCTTAAGTTGAAAGGACGGACAAGCGGTGAGTGTCCGCAACAACCGCCGCAGCATCGGGCGCGGGTTTTGCTCCTACGTGGCTCACCTCCCTGCGCTGACGGTGCCGACTAGCCGCCGTAAGCGGCTCCCTGAATTACCGGAGCGACAAATGTTTAATTTCAGAGACAACCTTGGAAAAGAGTACCAATCAAAAATAACAGGCGAAACATTCCCGCCCTGGACGTCAGGATGGCAGATTGTCTGTAGCACCATAGATTATTATTGTGAAGATATAGATGATGAAGTTATAAGAGAAAATGACGGTTGGATTGTAGTGTTTTCAGAAATGCTTTCCTGTTATGACGCAGGGAAAAAATTCAAGAAAAGTGACCGGGAACACCTTGCCAATATATGCCGAGGGCATGGAGCAAGTACGGCCTTTGTTCACCTTGTAGAAAAAGGCGCACCATTCCCGGATAACTGGCGTGATTTGATACTACAGGACGACAATCCAAACCCGTTGGGATTATTACCACCGCCCCAATCAGAAAACAAAGACTACCCGCCACAAATCGGCGGCGACCATTACGACAAATACCAAATCCAGCCGATTGCCGCATTGCAGGACTGGCTAAGCGAAGAAGAATTCCGAGGCTATTTGAGGGGCAACGCTATCAAATACCAAGTCCGATACAGAGACAAAGGCGGCGCGGAAGATCTACGCAAAGCGCAATGGTATCTCGCGGAATTGCTAAAACTGGGAAGCGGTAGCGATGAAAAGAAAAACGCCACGTACAACAACAAACAACGCAGATACACACTAGAAAATGCAATTAACGATGAAATGAGAGAGGAGCGTGAGAATGGCTACACAAGAAAATGAAGGCGGCTTCGAGTTTCTGATAAAGACCATTCGCCTATTAGAAGGAGCAGAAATATTCCTTGGCGCCGTTTTTGCGACCGCATTTTGGATGGCTGTATGGATGATTTGCGCAATTATTTCTTATGACTCAAGCAAGGGAGAAATAGGGGGTTGCCCAACTGCACAATTTGAAAGGAACACATATATTAGAGCTGTGCCTGAATGCGCAAAAGTCATGAACATGTTAGTAAACAAGGAGCAGCAATGAACCCCGGAAGCGACGAAGCAATCGAACAAGGCTGCACCTGCCCCGTGCTGGATAACGCACACGGCAGAGGCATCATGGGAGGAGAAGAATTGGGATTTTGGATAACGGCGGGCTGCCCGCTGCATGGGCAAGAAATCAAATCCCCTGAATCCGAGAGATTTACAAAGGAGAGAACATGATAAGAAACATCTCACGCAAAGAGTTTGCCGCGCGGGCAGGATTGAGCTTGCGCACCTTTGACCAAATGGTGGCCAACGGACAAGTGCCGACAGGCAGAAAAATCGGCAGCCGCAGCTTTTGGCTTGAGCCGGTAGTTGACGCTTGGATTATCCGCGCTGCAGGGCATCCCTACCCAGCACCGGAGCTGCCGGAAGTGCTACAAAAAGAACTTGATGATGCTATCAAGAACCTGCGCGCAACTCATCAAGATAATCAGCCCATGCCTGCATGAGCTCCGTCCGTTGTTTGAGATAAAGCGCATGATTGTAAGCGGAAGAAACGCTGCGGCTATCCCAATGGGCGAGCTGCATATCAATATGCTTATGGTCATAACCCATTTCATTTAGCAGAGTGGAAGCTGTGCCACGGAAACCGTGGCCGCACATCTCATCCTGCGTAAATCCCATCGAGCGCAGCGCAGTAACAATCGTCCCTTCACTTATCGGCCTGCCTGGACGGAGACCGGGAAAAACCAAACCCTTCTCGCCGCCCAAACGCCGCACATCCATCAAAACCTCAACCGCTTGCCGAGACAGCGGCACAATATGATCGCGGGACATCTTGATTTTCTCTGCGGGGATAACCCACATCTTGCGGTCAACATCGACATCATCCCAAGTCATTGACCGCAACTCCTTCTGCCGGACAAACGTCAGCGACAAAAACTTCATCGCCAGCGTTACCTGCCAAGTGCCGTGATAAACATCAATCGCGCGCACCAACTCAGCCAAACGCGCGGGACGGGTAATGCGCGCATGGTTTTTCACCTTTACCGGCTTAATCACACCCTTCAGCGGTTGCGCAGGATTGTAATCTGCCTTGCGCTTGCGAATGGCCAAATCATAAGTTTCGCGCACCAATCCCAACACCCGCAGCGCCATGTGGTTCTTCCCGGCTTCATCAATAGCGACAACCAAATCCTGCAAATCATCCGACGACAGCCCCGGCAGCGGCAGATGCCCGAAACGCGGCACAACATACTTATACAAACGGCTGCGGCACTTCTCCACATGTGCAGGCACACAGCGGCGGGCTTTGTCGGCAAGCAAATCATCAATCGCTTCCAAAATCGTATAACCCCCTTCCAGTCTCCGGCGACGCGCGTGCGCCGAATGAGGGTCGGCATCATTATCCAGCATCCCGCGATATTCAAAGACCTTATCGCGCGCGTCCTTGAGGCTCATGCCGGGATACTTGCCCAAAGCCAACTCGCGTCGCTTGCCCAAAAACTGATAACGCATGCGCCACAGCTTCGAACCGTTCGGTTGGACAAGAAGAAACAGACCGTCGCGGTCGAAGAGCTTATATTTACTAGACTGCGGTTTGGCCGCTTTGATTTTCGCGTCGGAGAGCATGTGGGGGTTCAAAATTGGGCGCTTCATTAAGTACCCCCATTTTAACCCCTACTTTTTGCGCGTTGCAATGCGTTGCAAAGGGATGCGAGGCGCTGCGAATCATGGCGCAACCTGCTGCTTTACCTAGTGTTTTGCAGCGCATTGCAGCGCATCGCTAATAAATGTGGTAGGCCCGGAGGGACTTGAATAGATAGATTATTAACTTTAACTTCAACAAGTAACAACGCACTATCAATATAAATCCCCTTCCCAGAACCCCCAATTATATTTTTTAGCTCATACCTTAATTATATGCCCGCTGTTCGCAGCGGGCTGTCTTTGTGTGCTATTTGTCTGATGACACCCACCTCGCCGACCTGCTGGATTAGGTCGTCTTGAGATACTGGTACACCGTCTGCGGCGTCTGCCGCTCCGGATTGTCCATGCCGAGGACGGTAGCGACAAACTCGCTGCAGAACCAACGGCTTTTGCTCTGGCGCAGTAATGGGCAGACAAAGCGGAATACGCCGAGCCAGTCGTAACGCTGCCCTTGGTGGATGCGCAGGTGATCAGATACCCGAGATTCGGTCACGCTGCGCAGCCCCTTGACGTTCGCGACGGGCAGCAAGTCCCAGCGGTCGCCGGGGAGCGTCATGAATTTGCCGCGCACGCCGCCGTCGCGCACCGACGCCGACACGCAGAAATAGACGCCGGGGCGGGCGGTATCCGGGATGGCCAGTTCGCAATGCGAGTAGGGCGAGCGGGTGAGCAGGCGGATAGTGCCGTCGAACAGGTATTTGACGCGCTCGCGCAGCGATGCGCCGGGGCGCGGGCGGCCTTTGTAAAAGGCGACGTAAACGCTCATTTGTCCTCCTGTGCGGCGGGCATCATTGGCATCATCGGCGGATGGTAAGCAACGGCGATGGCATCCAGCGCGGCGAGGGTGTCGGCGGCGCGGATTTGGTCTTCCAACGCCTGCCGCTGTCCGGCGACGGACGCGGTTAGCGCCGTAAAGGCGTTGCTCTTGGCAAGTGCTTTGGCGCGCAGGTCGTCCAGCGGTACCCCACGCGCGCGGGCGATGCCTGCCAGTATCGGCGTGGATGCCTGCTTGTCCGCCGCCCACGCCTGCGCCTCCAGCGCCTGCGCCGCCCATGAGTCGCGCTCGAATTGCGGCACGCCGTCCAAACCGGCCACGCGCTCGATAAATGCCTGCGCGGCCTCGGCGGCGGCGTGCAGTTTGGCGGTTTTGGCGGCAGCGAGCGCCGCTTGCGGGTCGGGGTGGTAGTCGTTTTCATCGACCAGTCGTTGCCCTTCGGCGGGTTCAAACGGGGTTTCTGTCCATCCGGTGATTTCGCCTTTGCTGTTTAGGATGTGGTAGCCCATGATTTACTCCTTCGTCCAGAGTTCAAAGTAGCCGTAGCCGTGTGCGACGCGGTTAATCACGGTTGCACCGCCAAAGGTGATGCCGTCCACGGAGAGCATGCTATTCGGCTGGGGGCGGGTATTCGTGCCGAGCATGGCGACACTACCACCCGGATGTTGCAGTTCCAGTTTTCCGGCTGTCCAACCACTTAAGAACCCCATGCAAGCAAACACCAGCGCGTTTTCCGGTGTTTTTATTGGATTGGTGAGTGCCGGGATAGCTGCTCCTGTCGCGCCACTCGACCCGGCATACACATTGACTTTGCGTTTCCAGCCGGCTTTGATGGTGTCGTAGATTTGTTGGCGCACCGCCTGCAGGTTGTCGTTATGGGCAATCAACGCTGCGCGGGCGGTGGTGGTTCGGACGATTTCGGCAAGCGCCATGCTTGAGACAGCAACGGCTGCCATCGCAACCTGACTACCGGCAACGGCTGCCATCGCAACCTGACTACCGGCAACGGCTGCCATCGCTGCCGAGGAATCTATCCAGATACGGCGGGCGGTAGCCGATGCAATCAATGGTTGCATGGCGTTGTCAGATGCGACGATCGCCGCCAGCGCCGCCGGGGTGTCCACAACGTACTGCGTCAGCTCGGCACTTTTGGCGATGACCGTCATGCCGGCCGCGTGTTGTGGCCAGATGCCCCACAGGTCAGGGGTGTTCTTCCACAGGGCGAGGCTGTTTTGCTCGGTGAGGATTGCGCTGGATGCGGTCGCGCTTTCTGCCAGCATCGCCAGCGCCAAGCGGTTGTGCAGGCATTTTTCCAGGATGTCGTGCTGTTTGACCAGCCAACGGGCGACGTCTGCATCGGCAATCGCGCTTTCAAACAGCGCCTTGTTGTCGGTAAACCAGATGTCGCGGTTGACCGTTCCCGCCATTTCCAGCAGGCGCTGGTGGAATAACGGGATGGCGCTCTGGTAGGTGTTCGCTTTTTTCTGCAACACGGCATAGAGGGTGTCGTTTTTGGCGATTTCGGCAGCGGTAAAGCGGCGTTCGAGTTCGGTTTTTAAGGCGGCAGGGAAAATGTCGTGCGCCTCCGGCGTGGCTTCGTAGAGGATGCACAGCTCTATCAGGCGCTGGTGGCTGAGGCTGGTGAGGTCGGCTTTGAGCAGGTTGGCAACGGCGGTTTTTTGTTCTGGGGTCATGGGTTTCTCCTTTATAGTCCGGCAAGGGCGAGGATACGGTTTTGGTTGATGCGCTCGTCGTAGGCGGCGATTTGTGTGCGCAGGTCGGCGATGGTGTTGTTGATGCGTCCTTCGAGGGCGAGCAAGCGGGCAACATCAATTTGTTTCAGGTCTTCCGCCAGTTTTCGCGCCTGTTCGAGCAGTTGTTGTACCTGGGCAGCTTCCAGTTTTTGTTCCATGCGTCCAATGCTGGCGTTTACGCTGGCTTCAAAGGCGTTGAGGCGGCTGTAGATGGCGTCCACGTCGAAGGCATCATTGACGAGCGTGCTGCCGTCATCGCTCCAGCGCAGGAATTTTTTGGCGTCCGGCAAGGGGAAGGACGGGGTGACGGTGGCGTTCACCGGGGCGAGCATCGCCCGCGCCAGTTGTGCCTGCAATTCTTGGCAGATGACGGTGAGCAGGTCGAGCGCGTCGTTGAGTAACACGGGGTAAAAGCCGCCCTGGTTGGTGAAGACTTTGCTTTGTACGATGTCGGTTTTGCTGTTAATAGCGAGTTTGTCGCCGACGGCCAACGCGGCGGTCAGGGTGAGCAGTCCGCCGGGGCGGGTTTCTTGTTCCGGGTTGAGGGTGACGCGGTAGTCGCTGCCGTAGGCAAGTGCGCGTTCGGTGCCGAGCCTGCCGTCGGCAACGTGGGCGCGCACGTCTTCCGCTGAAAATACTTTGAAGGTAAACGGAAATTCGCGTTGGATGCCGTCGCCGAGGTAGGGGCCGGCGCGGCGGGTGCTGGTTGAGATGGTCATGGTTGCTCCTTATTGCCATGCTTTGACGAATGGTGCGGCCATCAACAGCGCCAAGCCAAGGGCAATCAATACCACCGCGATTCCGATACATGCCCGCACAAACGGGCTGGCGTAGGTTTCCACTTTCAAACCCTCCTTCGGGTGAATTTGTACACGGGTTTTGCTATACTTCATTTGCTTTCATTCCCTTCTCCAAGGTGTGATATGAAGAAACCCCGCGAAGTGCCAGCCTCGCGGGGTTTTGTTTTTGGGGTTCGCCCTGCGGTCTGCGGGAAGCATTGTTGCGCTTCTCCCCTGCGACCGCGATTAGACTAGTCTGGGATTTTTATTGCCAGCGGCAAATTTCCACAAAACGCATTTGTGGAAATTTCGTTCGGGTCTATTTCTTCTCCTTGTAGCCCACAGCCACCGCCAGCGGGTTGTCGGTTTTGCCTTCTTCCAGTGCCTTGATGCCTTTGATGCTGCGGTTGATTTGTGCCGACGGCAGGCCGAAATCGCCGGAAAGGTTGATGATGCTGGTGAGCATGGCTTCGTCCATATCCCCTTGTCCGATTTGTTTCGCCGCCTTGTGGAGGTCGTCGAAGAAGCGGAAGGCCGTCGGCCCCTTGTAACTGCCCTTGTCTACATCAAACAGCGCTTTGGCTGCGCCCGATGCTTCGCGTGTCAGCACGGTCAGCCCCATCAGGTAGCCGATTTGTCCTTCCACCAGTTTTTGTCCGAGGGTTTCGTCATCATCGTCGTCGCCGAGGGTAAGCATTGCGCCGAGCAGGGTGTCGATGATGACGGGAACGGTAAACAGCGTCAGCAGGGATGCCGCCTTGCGCCCGATGCCGGCGCGTCCCTTGACGGTGACGATGCCCAGGTTTAAGACGGTGTTCATGTAGGAGTAGAAGACGGTGAAGATTTTCCCCGTCGGATCGCGTTCGATGGCAGAAAGGTCTTTCAGTTCGCCACCGCCCTGCGCGTCAAGGACGGCCTGGTCGGCCAGCGCCACCGCGTCGGCCTCGCTCATGCCCGCTGCCAATTGTTTTTGGTATTCGCCATGCCAGGTGATGACATCCACCTGTTGCTGAAAGAACAGCAACGGCGCATAGCCCCAACGGTACAGTTGTTGTTTGACGCGCCCCTGCCGCCGCAGGCTGTTGCGCACTTCGTTGAGTTCGCGGAAGCGGGTGCGCGCCCGGTTTTCCATGACGGCTGAGGCAGCGACGGCCTCGCGGGTCATGGCGCGTCCGCGCCGCATATATTGCAAGGTGGCGGCGAGGATGTCCGGCGCGCCGACGCGGACGATGGAGTTGGGTAGGCCGGATAGTTGTTTGAGCGCCGAGACGACGTTGAACGCCAGCCCGGCAAAGGAGACGTTTTGCCGGATAGCGGCGACCATGCGCGCGCCGTAAGTGGACGGGATTTTGTCGCCCGCCGCGATGTCCTGCAACCAGTCTTTAATCAGGCGCACGTATTCCGCGCCATGGTAATCACGGATGGCGCTGTCCACGCGGTGTGAACGGATGAGACGGTTGGCGTCGATGAGGAATTCATGCCAGGCAAGGTCATGGACGATTTCGTTCAGGCCGTCGTACATGACGGAGATATCCAGCAGCAGCGGGCGGTCTTTCACCGCCACCGCCCGCGCCTTGGTGTAGCTGCGGCGCGTGGTGGCGCTGGTGAAGGCGGCATTGGTCATAACCTGCCCCGCTTCCGCGTCCTGAAACTGCTCCGCCTGTTGCGACTGCCCGGCATCGTATTTCACCGGGTAATAGCCGCCGCGCAGGTGCAGCGTTTCGCCGTCAATGCTCGTCACGGTGAGCGGCACGGCCTCTACCCATTGCGGCTCGATGCCGTTCACCCGCCGCTCTTTCGCCGCCACTTGTTCCTTCATGGATTCAAACAGGTTCCAGATGTTTTGTACTGCCCGCCATTCATCCCCGGTGAGGTTGGCGGTCAGGCGCTCCACCTGCTCGCGCGTCCAATGGTTGCCATCAAGCAGACGTTGCAGGTTGCCCGCGTTGCCCATGTTGAGCGCGACGGTAAATACCTGCATCGGGGTAAAGACGCGCGCCTGGCCGTTGCGGTCGGGGATGTCGCTCCTGATGCTGCGTTTGTACAATCCCTTGCGCTTAAACAGCGGCGCGCTGATTTTCATCAGCGCTTCAGACAGCCGCGCCCGCTCGGCCGCCTCGAAGTTGGCACGCGCGTTCGCCAGTTTGCCGAAATAGCGCCACATCGGACCGTTACGCTGCCCGCCATCCAGGATGTAGAACACGGTGGATGCCTTGGTGTGCATCCAGCCAAAGCGGCGCAAAGCTGCCATGCGTTGTCCCAACCAGGTGGCAGGCGTGCTGTTGTCAACGATTTTGCCGTTGCCCGCCGCCTTGACGCTTTCGCTGATTTCCTCTTTGGCGACGTTGAGGTCTTGCTGCTTCTGCTCCAGCAGCAATTGGTTTTTCACTTTGCCGCGGTGTTCGATTTGCCGCAACGTGTCCACCAGGCCGCGCAGTTCGTCCACGGTCAGCGTCTGCCACGGCTGGCGCTTCAGCTCGTCCAGCATCTCCGGCGCGATGTCCGGCTCGATGCCCTGTTCGCGTTGCGCCTGCACCCATTCGGCGAGCGATTGCTTGCGGTCAAGCGCCTTGCCCGATTGTTGCCGCAGGTCGTAGCGTTCCAACAGCGCTTCAATCTGTTCGCGCTCCTCGATAGCAACTTCTTTCGGGTTGAGGTGTGCCGCCCGGCGCAGATAGTTAATCATTTTTTTGATTTCTACTTTCGCATCAAGAGCTTCGCGGGCAAGCGATGCCTGCAACGCCTGATTGCGTTTTTCGGCGGCAGCGGTGGCGATGTCGCCCTTTTTCATCGCCGCCAAAGCCGCCTTGGCGGCGCGCGTTTCCATGCGGGTGTATTGCGCGGGCGAGAGGTCGCGGATGCGTTTTTGTCCGATGGCCTGCGCCGCCAGTTGTCGCGCCGCGCTCTGCACGAGACGCGGGCTTCCGGCGGCTTTCGCCAGCGCGTTGTATTCGGTGGCCAGCACGCGCAGGCGCCGGTCATTGTGGATGGCGAGCTCTGCCGCATCATTGACGGCTTCCGGTGTCGCCAGTTCGCCGTGACGCTCCAGCATGATGCGGTCGGTGAGGTCGCGCTCCGCGGTTTTGGGTTCGGGCGCGGCGAGCAACGCTTGTACCAGCGCGTCGCCGGAATCATAGACGGGGTTGCCGTCCGCATCCATGACGAGTTCGGCCAACAGGTCGGGATGGATGCCGCCTTTTTTCTTCACCTTCCTGCCGAGGGCGGCAATCTGTTCGTCGCCGTAGCCCATCTCTGCCAGGCTGGCATAGTCCAGGCGAAACGCGGGCAGGTCGTGCAGGTGCGCGTGTTCTCCGGTTTTGCCGCTGCCGGGGTCGGGCTGGTAGCGGTTACTGTATTGCGTGTCGCCACGCCGCTGTGCCTCGAAAAGTTCGTAGAAGTCGTTGAGGCTGTCGCTTTCCGTGAGGTAGCCGTATTGCACGAGCGCCTGCCGCATTCCGTCAAGGCTTTGTCCGCCTTCGCGGCGCAGCACGAAAAAGCCCGGTTTGACCGGGCTGATTTTGTCGGCGGGGTCAAAGCCCCAGGTGCGTTCTATTTCCTGTCGGTTGATGCCGCCCAGTTTGGCAATGGCGGTAAAGAGGTCGTCGTGTTCCGGCGCAACGTCGTCCGTCCACGGCCGCTTGTTGCTGGCGATGGTGGTATCGGCGTTCATCTTGCCGGTGAGCATCTGCCAGACGCGATAGACCGGCTGCGCCATGATGGCGCGGCGCGCCTCGATTTCTGTTTCGCCGCGCAGGATTTTCGCCTCTTTATCTTTCGCCTTCAGCGCCTTGTGTTTCAGGCGGGCGATAGCGCGGGCGTCTGCGAGCATCCGCAGGCTCATTTCGTCGAGGGCGGCGTCGCTCGCCCCCTGAAATTGACGCTGGTAGTCCGCGAACTGCTCCGCCGTCATTCCCGCCGCTTCCGGCGTGGCAAACAGCGCGCCCATCGAACGGTTCTGCTCGGCAAGCTGTATCGCCTCGTCGCTGGCAAGCAGGCGGTCGAACACTTGGCGCACGTCGTCATCGAGTGTGACGCCGAGGCCGCGCCAGTTGCGGTAAACGGCGAACAGCCAGGCGCGGGCGCGCGAGAAGATGCCCTGCAATTCCACGTCCGGCGCCTTGCCTTCCATCAGGTACGCCTCGAACTGCCGCGCCACCGTTTCATGGTGGTAACGGCGCTCTTCCAGCGTCATTTGGTTCCAGTCGTCCAGCGTGTGTCCTGCCTTGCCGATGAGGGTGTCCACATCCTTCAGTATCTGGATTTCGCCCTCGGTGAGCGTGCCACCACCGGCGGCGTTGTCGCGGGCGCGTAGGTCGTTGGCGATGCGGACAAGAGTTTCAAAATAGAAATGCCCCAGCTCGTGGATGAAGGTCGAGAGGTCGGCTTTCTCCAAGAGCGCTATGGTGTTGGTATCCGGGTCGAAGGCGCCGCGCGTGGCGTCGGCATCAGTGTTTTGGTTGAGGGTATCGGGGTTTTCGCGGGCGGCTTGTTCAAGATTGACAATGTCTGCGTCGGTGAGTATATTTTGCCCAAAATCCGCTACTAACTTTTCTTGGGAGAATTGGACTCCGTTCGATGTAAGCAGTAGTGGATTTTTTGTGTCTGCGTATCGTAGCAGACCGCCTTTTGCCCACTGGGTAAATGTTTCCCCCGCATCGTCTTTGCTATAGATGCTGGCAACTTTGTTGATGGTGTTAAACCCTGTCTTACGCTCAAGATGGATGGCAACAATAACAGGTCTGTCTAGATTATCTTGAAGCTGGGTCACAGCTACCAGCGCGTCCTTCCCTTTTGTGGATTCAAATATCATCGCTGGGCGCTGCAAGGCTTCCGGGATTTGCGCCAGTAATTCCGGTGTCAGCCCGTGGGTGTTGTCGCCACGTTTGCCCTGCTCTGATTCATCTCGTGTGAGCGAAAACAGCTTGCGCGGGTCTGGAAATTTTAATCGTAACGGCTTGACGCCAAGCGCCTGATAGACGGTAGGGGTTATACCAAAATCTATCGGCTCGCCTGACGGGTATTTTTTCCCGTCCTTTATTGCTTGCGCTACCCGCTGCAACCTGTCGCTTGCCCGGCGCAGGACTGTCTCCTGCGTCACCGGCTCACCCTTTTGGTAAAGTACATTGTCGTTAAAATCCCATGCCGTGCCGTCGTCGCGTTTGGAATCGCGCAGCAGTTCGCGTACACTAAGGGAAAGACGCCCCGAGGTTGGTTGAGCCGTAGTCTGAAGATTGGCTTCAGGCATCGGTAATGTTCCCATAGGGGCGTTTTCTATTTCTATCGCTTCCAGTCTGCGCAGGCGGGTTTTGTCCCCGGTGCTTTTGCTTTGGTAGTCGCGTACCGTCAGTTTGGCGCGGTGAAGTTTGCCGTCGATGGATACCGGGGCATAAAGGCGGTGGATGCCGATGACGTCGCTATTTTCGTGACGGCTGTCCGGGTGGCTTTCTGCCAGTACCGCGTTTTCCACGATTTCTTCCAGCGCCGCTTGCGATTGCAGGGATGGCAATGTCGCGCCAAACCATTTCGCCAGTTTTTTGCGGTCTTCGCTGGATATGCGCAAATCCCAGCCGGTATCGCGGTTTGTCAGTCCGCCTTCGGCATAAGCCTTCAGGTGTTCGTTAAGGTTGGTGCGGATGGCGCGCTCGTCCTGCCCCAGTTCTTTACCGCTGATTTCTGTAACCGGGATGTCTGCTATGCCGAACAGCCCGCGCCGTTGGCCAAACTCCCATTGAACCCCCTGCGTCATGGGCTGATTCAACCCCACCAACGGCTCGCCGACGACCTTCAGCTTATATTTCTCGTAAGCCTCGCTGACGCTGATACCGAGGCGCTGCGCGATGTTCTGGTAAAACGCGGCGGGAAGCGCGGCGTTTTGCAGCGCGGCGTCGCGGGTCATCCGCCCGGTGGCGGTGATTTGCGCGGCAAAGTCGTCGCGGATGGCGTCGGCTTCCGTCTGTTGCGCCGCCGCCCGTTCGGCGCGGGCGGCATTATCCGCCACCGCGTTTTCCAGTTCTGCCTGCCCGGTAGTTTCCAGTTCGTGCAAGGAGAGGCCGTCAGCGGTGCGCAGGTGCGGCGTGATGGCGTCTTCCAGCCCCTTGTCCGGCGCAATCTTGGTGAGGATGTCCGCCGCTGGGATTTGTACGCTGCCGCCGGTTGAGAGCGCCTGCCGGATTTCGCCCACGCGGTCGGGCAAGGCGGTTTCCAGCGCCGCCACCAAGCCGGACTGATGCAGGGCGTTGCCGTCCACATAGTAGTGCTGGATGTCGGCGTTTTCTTCGATCTGCTCCGCCAGCCCGCGGAAGACGTCCGGCGCGCGCTGGTGCAGCTTGCTCTCGCGCGCGGCATCGGTCATGGCGGTGAGGTTGTCCAGGTCGGTCGCCTGTTCTTTTTTCATGCCTTCGATGCCGAGGTGCGCGTAAGCGCTGGCCAACTCCGTGCCGCCGGTGGCGATTTCGGCTATCGCTTCCAGGCCGACGTCGCCCCAGTCGTGAACTTCGCCCCGGTCGGCGATTTGTCCGGCGGCTTCGCCTGCCGCGCCCATGCCCATACTGGCGGCAATACCTGCCCCGGCGGCGCTTACGTGGCGCCCGGTACGGTTGCCCCATCCGGCAATCTTCCCGGCAACACCCATCGAGAGCGCGTCAAACAGGCCGACGGCGGCACCGCGCCGGTTGGCGGCGCTGATGATTTCGTCCACATCTGCCCCGGCGATGAGGTCGCGCACTTCTTCCAGGCGCAGACCGGACAATCCGCCGCGCGCCTGTGCCAGTTCGTTCAAGCGTCCTTCGATGGTCGCGCTCCGTTCGCCGATGTAGCTGCCCGCCCCGGCGGCGACCATCCCCGCGCCGGGGCCAGCGGTGGCTGTCGCACCCACGGTGGCCGCCAAGGTGGGTGCCATGTACCCCGCCGAGCCGGACACGGTCTGCGCCAAGGTGCGCGGGTTTTCGAGGACGTAGAAGATTTTGTCTGCGCCCTGCATCTGGCCGAGCGCTTCCATTTGCGCCTGTGTTTTGTCGGAGCGCGGCACGGCCGCAATGGAGGCGGCGTCTTCGAGGTAGTCGGCTATCGCCTGGTCGCGTTCGCCGCTGATTTCCGCGGGCATGCCTTCCCGTCGCGCGATGAGCTCCCGGTATTGTTGTTGTGCTTCCGGCGACAGTTTGTCCATGCCGCCTTCTTCGGCAGCGGCTTTTTCCAGCTCGCTGATTTGGTAGTGCAATCCTTCAAAGCCTTCGCCCCGGTTGAACCGCTCAAGCTCCGCCTGCCGTTCTACGGCGGTTTTCAGGTCGCGTTTGTTGAAGAAATCGCGCATCCCCGCAAAGAAGTTGTCGCGGTTTTCTGCCAGTACGCCGGGTTGGTTGGCTTCGTAGCGCGCCGCCGCTTCTTTTTCTTGTTGCGCACGTCGCCGCTGGCGTGCCTGGCTCACTTTTTCCAGCGAGGCGAGGGTTTCCATGTCGTCCTGCGCCAAGGTCGCAAAGTTCAGGCTGCGACGGATGGCGGTGGGCAGGATGGAGAGGCCGGAAAGGCTTTGTTCCAGCCCGTTCAGGCGGTGCAGGGCGCGGGTGTGGTCGTCCACAAATCCCGCCGGGGTGTTGGTTTCCTGCGCGATGCGGCGCAGCTCTGCCGCCTGATCCGGGTTACGGTTGAAGGCTTGCAGCAGGTTATCGCGCCGGGCAAGCGCGTCTTGTAATAAATCCATGCGTTATTCCTCGGTCGGGATGATGGAGACGTTCGGGAGCAGTTCGGCTTTGCGGTCGATACCGAGGCGGTACCAGCCGCCTCCCGACCAGAAGCTCACGTCTTCTGCGGGCTGGATGAAGGTCTCTTTCAGGTCGTTTATAATGAGCTGGATGGCTTCGGCTTCTTTGATTTGTCCCGACAACACCGCCTGCCCGTAGTCGTTGATTCTTTGTTGCAAGATGTATTGCACCTGCGAGAGTTGTTCGCGGTTGAGCTTGGTCTCGTTGTAGGGGTCGAGCAGGTCGCCGAAGGCGGTTTTGATGACGGCTTTTTTCAGGTTGTCATCCACCTTCCATTGTTCTTTCGCGCCGCGTCCTTCCTGCTTCGCTTTGTTGACGCTTTCCCATTTGCTGAGGAGTTTTTCCGCGTCGCTGCGGCTCAATTCTTTGTCCACCGCGTAGGTAAGCACCTGTTCGCGACTTTTCTTCTCCAGCCACAGCGGGTTGCTCGCTTCGATGTAGGCAGGCCAGCCGGTGCGTTCGCGCTCGCGCTCGTTGAAGCCTTCGGTTTCGCTCGCCATTTTGCGCAGTTTGATGAGGTCGTCGCTGTCCAAGGTTTCGCGCAGGGTAGGCGGGATGTCGGCCAACGTGCCGCCGCCCCAGAGGATTTCGGTGGCGGCCGTCAGGTTGGCGGCGCGCTCCTGTTCCTGCTGTTCTTGAGTTACGTCGCGTTCGCTGCGGTAGAGGTCGATAAACTGCGCGCGGCGGCTGGCGTCATCCGGGAAGCGGTGGTACGCCTCTTGTTTTAATTGCGCGTCGCTCAGGTAGCCGCGCCCTTCCGGCACGCCGGTCGGCAGGGAGGCATCCGGCTTGACGTTCATTTTGCGCGCCGCCCAGGCGATAACGTCGCCAACGGTTTTGCCTTTGGCGAACACTTCCGGGTTGGCGCGTACGATTGCTTCGCCTTGCGTTTTGCCGTGAACGCGCAGCAGGTGGGCGCGCACGTCTTCATGCGGGTCGGCCTTGTACATGGCAATCGCCCCGCCGGAGCCGCGGAAATGCGCTAGGTAGGCGGTCGTGTCATTCCACGGGACGCCTGCCGCTTTCAGCGCTTTTTCGTTTTTCTGCAAGTACCAGTCAGTAGCGGCTTCGGCGATGCGCGGGTCGCTGCGTTTTTCCAGCCATGCCGCTTTGCTCAAATCGCCGCGTAGTTGCCGCCCGATGGCGCTTTCGCCAAATTCCAGCCATGTGCTGTCGATAAATTGCGCCCGCCCGTAGGCGCTGGAGCGTGTGTTTTTGGCGTAGTTGTCATTGCCCGATTCCACGCCGAAGAGTTTTTTCTTCACCCGCTCGCGGTTATAGCCGCGGTTGTAGGCGGCGTAGGCGTCGCCCGCCTGCGACGGGGTGAAGGTCTGCGTCCCCGCGCTCAAAGCGTCTTCCACCTGCGCGCGCACGTCGCGCTGTTCGTAGGCCGCCTTCAATGATCCGGCTGTTTTCACGGCATCATCCGCGCCCAGATAGCCCTGATAGCGCTCGCGCATCAGCGTCGCGCCTTCAAGGTCGCCGCTGTCGATGGCCTGATTGATGACGCTCGTCATGGCGCCGCTGGCCGCCTCCCGTCGCGCGTTCTCCAGCCATTCCGCACCCATGCCGGATTTTTCCTGGATGCGCGCCAGTACCGCCTCCAGTTTCACCCGCCCTTCTTCGCGCTCCTTGTCGTTGCCGGTGGCGATGAGGTTCGCCGCGTTATTGAGCGCCGCCGTGTCGTTCGCTTTTTCGTAGTCGTCAAATTCCCGGTTGAGGTGGCTTTGGATGTCGGATTTTTGTTGCAGCCGTTTTTTCTCGGCGTACTCGGCAAAGGCTTCGCGCTGGCGGTCGTTGCCCAGTTGCTGCATGATGCGGTCGCGCCCGGCTTTGGCGCGCTCGGCGTAGATTTGTTCGAGGTTGCCGTTGCCGTCTTTAGGTTGCAGCGCGTTGTCGCCGTGGCGGTGTTTCCAACCGCTGTCTTGGTTGTTGGCCTCGTCCAGATACAGTTCATCGAGCGCGTTTTGCGCCCATTCCACGCGCACGCGGTCGGCGCGTTCGCGTTCTTTCTGCGCAATGTCCTGGATGACCAGGCCGAGGTTGCTCATGCCCTGGCCTATTTGTTGTTGCAAGGCGCCTGCCTGTTTCGCCGCCTGGTAGGCCGCGTCGGTGTCGTTCAGTTCGGCCTTGCGCACGCCGCCGGTGCCGAGGTGCGCGCCGCTGCCGAAACCACGGGTGCGCGCCTGTTGGTTCAGGTTGGGCAGGTCTTGCAGGTTGTGGGTGCGCGCCTCTACTGGGGTAAAGGTAACGCCGGGCAGGCCGCGCGCGCCGATTTCCAGTTCGTTTTGTACGGGGACTTTTGGCATGTCAGCTCCATTTCAGTTTGCCGCGCGCCTGCTGCGGGTTCAGCCCCATCGTGCGGTAGTAGTCGAATCCGCCGCCGCTTTGTCCGCCGCCGCGGTTGCCGAAGGTGCTGTACCAGCTTTGCGCGAATTGTCCGGCGTTGTTGATGAGCGAGCCGAGCAGCGCGCCGCCGGGACTGACGCCGCTGTTGTACACGGGGTTTTCCGGGGTCGGGGTGACGTACTGGCGGCCGACGTAGGGGCTCATGTCCATCGGCGCGTTGTACTGCGTGCGCACGCCGCGGCTGCCGTAGTATTCGCCGTGGATGGTGGCTTTGTTCGCCTCCGCCATGCCCGCCTGCGCCAACTGGTTCTGCATTTGTACTTCGTGGCCGAAGGCTTCGTTCAGCGCGTTTTGGCGCAAGGTGTCGATGTCGATATGGCGCATCAGGTCGGCGCTGTCCATCAGTTCTTGCGCGCTGCCTTCGTCCAGCACCACGCCGTTGGCGGCGAGCGCCGCCCGTGCCTGTGCCTTCTGGTTACCGGCGCGCAGGCTGTATTGGGCGATGGCATGATCGCCCGCGTGCCGCGCGCTGGTCTTGGCAAAGTTGGCGAGGTTGGCATTGACGCGGGCGATGTCCGCCTGGTGTTGCAGGTTGTTGCGCTGGATTTGCGCGTTGATGCCGCTCATCGCTTCTTGGTGTTCCAGCGCGGCGCGGTCGTATCTCCCCTGCATACTCAGGGCTTCGGCCTCGTAGCTGCCGAGCAGGTATTCGCGTTTGGCCGCAAATTGGTCGGCCATGTATTGCCGGTCGCTCTGGCCCTGGTTGTAGGCGTTGTTCATCCGCGTCTGCCAGTTGCCCATGATTTGCTGATGCCTAAAGTTGAGGCGGTCGGTTTTTGCCTGACCGTAGGCGCCGAGGATGGATGTGGCATAGCCCAGCCCTTGCATGCCGAGGCCAAAGGTGGCGAGATCCATTAGAGTGCTACCTCCGTGGTAAGTGAGACGAGGGAAAGCGGCAGCGGGTCGCGCTGCTGGATGAGGATTTGGCCGTAGTCGTTCCAGTCGGGATATACGGTGATTTCGATTTGGCCGGTTTTCAGGCGCGGCGGCGTGCCGAGCGGTTCGGTGGTGCGCTGTTTGTGTTCAACCAGGCGCCCTTCCTCCGGCCCCGCCCAGATGCCGGAGGTCTGGATGACGTCCAGCCAGACTTTGTTTACGTTTTTGGTCAGCCCCCGCCCTTTGCCGTTGTCGATGTCGCCCACTACCGGCAGGGTCTGGATTTCGGCAATGTATGGCAGGCCGACGTGGATTTTTTTTGCCGCGTGTTGCAGGTGGATTTCGCCATTCGTCACGGTCTGCGGCACGTGTACCGCACCGTCGGCGAGGATGCTCACTGTCTTGCCTTCGAGGTGGCCGAGTTGTTTCAGGGTTTTCACCGGCATGCCGTTGTAGGACAGGCCGGAATCCACGAAGAAGGCGTTTTCTTGCGCGCCAAAGGCGCGGGATTCGAGGCGTTCGATGTAGCGCTTGGTTTGCCCGTTGATGTTTCTACGCACCGCGACGTAGAGCATGTCTTCGTCGCCTTCCGCCACCACCGCGCAGGACTCAAAGACGCCGTTGGTGTCGTGCCAATGCCAGGCGCCAATCTGCTGTTCGGGGACGTAGGTGTTGGCGAGCAGCCGCCCGTCGCTGCTGATAAACCACACCAGCGGCAACGGCGCTTTGCCAAAGGCCATGTCCACAATGCGGTGGCCGTCGAACAGGTGCGGTGCGCGCAGCGAGATGTCGGCGGTGATAAAGCCGCCCGCGTCGCGCGAGTAGGCAAGTTCGTGTACGTGGCCGCCCCTGGCGGCGCAGTAGATGACCGAGCTGTTCACAATCACCGGCTGCACGTTGTTCGCGCCGACGTAGCTGTGCGGGCTGATGGAAATCGTCGTGTTGGTGAGCACGTCGCTGTTCTGCGTGTTCACGTTCCACTCCGCGCTGCCGGTGAGGATAAGCAGGTTGGTCAGCGGTACGATGTGGCGGATCGGGCTCGCTTCGCGTGCGGCAACCCGCACTTCGATGCGGTCGTCATCGCGCGAGGGGGTGGAGTAGCTCATGTCGCTTTCGGTGCCGCTCCTCGTCATCCACACTTTCTGCGGTTCGGCGTCTGTCCCTGCCAGTACGCGCCGCTGTTGGAAGTAGGAGACGGCCGAGGGGTAGTGGTTCACCTTGTCGAAGACGTCTTTGTATTTCGGTGGGGTTTTCGCCATGTCCGGCGAGACACCGCGGTCTTCAAAGCTCGGTTCGTTGGCGTATCCTGCCAGGCCGAACATGCCCGACTGCCGCTTGTACACGAGGTAGTGGTCGGCACCATCCACCGCTTTCCACGTCAGGGTGTTGCTGTTGCCGGGGGTGTAGAGGTCGTTGGTCACTTCCACTTCGGCGCTTTCTTTACTCTCCACCCCGTCTTTCACCGCCGTCACCTTGTAGCGATATTCGAGGTCGATTTTCTGCACCCCGGACGCCAGCGGCACGCGCTTCGCTTCGGCTTTGAGTTCAGTCGGCGGTTCAAACTTCGGCACAAATGAGATGGGTTCGAGCTTCCAGTTGGTCGCGCCCAGACGGCGTAACTCCTGTGGTGGGTATTTGGGATGGACGAGGGTCAGCACGTCCGCGCTTTGCACGTGGTGGATGTCCATCAGGTGTTCCGCCGCGTAGGGGGTGGCGATTTCGTAGGGCGCGTTGCCGTCGTAGAGGGTCGCCGCGCCGGTGTGGAAACGCGCGTACTTGTCGCCCAGTTCGATGACCATGGTCTGCTCGCCGCTGAAGGTGAAGGGGATGAGGCGTACCCGTTTGGCAGAATCTTTCACCTCATGCACGAAGCGCAGCCCTGCGCGGTTTTCCACCATGCCCTGCGGGCGCACGATGCAGTTGCGGCAGCGGGCAAGACCGTTGGCATAGCCGACGTCATCGGCGCGCCCCCACATTTGCGGCGCGATTTCGCCGCCGACAAAGGCTTGTTGCAGAAATTTGGCGTTGCTCATGCGCGCCTCTCAATCCACGGCGTTTGCGGGCGCAGTTTTACTTTGCGCTGCTCGCTGTCTTTGGCGATGGCGAGGCGCAGGTAGTAGCCGTAAAGTTCCTGGCAGCGCTTCGCCTCCGCTGCCCCAGCATCGCCCTTGCGTAGTGGGCCAGCCAGCATCCCCGCCAGTTTCCACGCCAGCGCTTCGGTGAAGGTCGCCGGGTACAGCGCCGGGTCGTCGGATGTCGCGATGTAGCGCACCAGGGCGTCGCGCTGGTCGGTGAGGATGCGCAGTTGTCCGTCCGCGCGCTCGATTTGGTACGGCACCGGCACGGCATGGCCGTTCACTTCGTAATCGTCGATGGCTTCCGGCGGCAGCACCGCGAATACCCTGAGCGCGTCATGCGGCAGGGCATAGTGGTACGCCCAGGCCGGGTCTTTATTAGCAAGCAACGCAGGCTTGACGCGCTTGGTGGCAAAGCCCCACGGGTGCGCTTCCAGCACTTCTTGCAGGGCAAGCGGCCAGTAGCGCGCGCAGTGTTCTGCCTGCGCGCTGCCTTCCGGCGGGTTGATGCTGGTGACGGTTGCGCTGTCGCCGAGGTAGGACAGGGCGAGGTTGCAGATGTCCACTACCGAGAACATGGTTTACTCCCGCTTGCCTTTACCGGGTTTTGTCGGGGTTTCCGGGGTGACTTCCGCCGGGGTGGGTTCTGGCAACGGCTCCCACAACGGCGCGCCGTTTTCTCCGTGACCGACCATTTCCACATGCCCCAGTTCTGGCGGCGCGGAATCCTTGACGGATTCCGTCAGCTGTTCAAGCGTTACGTCTGGCGGCGCGGCGACCACGATGACGTCGCGCACGAACCACCCTGCAGAAAGAGAATCGGGGACGTCGAACACGTCCCCGACCTGGCGCAGACTTTCATAAAACCCGGTTTTAGTAGCGCGCACTTTCATTATCTGCCTCCCCATGCCCGCGGGCTGTCTGGTTTGGGCTCATTGATTTGCAGGCCGCTGACAATATGCAGGCTGACTTTGCCCGCCGTCGCCGTGCCATTCACGGTGTAAGCGCCCTGCAAAAAGCGCTTGTGGCTGACGGGCAGGGTAATCACATGCTGCTTGCCTGCTTTCAACTTTGCGGCGGGGATAGCTTCACTTTGCAGCAGCACGGTGAACGCGCCGCCTTCGCTGTCACCATGTTCCAGCGCCACGGTGAGCGAGGTCAGTCCGGCAAAGGTTTCGTTGACGGTCATCACCGCATAAAGCGGCACATGACCGTTGCCCAAATCCGGTGCGGCCTGCCCGAAGTCCACCTTGTTGGTGGATTTGGCGGTAGCGGTTACCGCCTGTTTGTCGGAAAGTTCCAGTCGGGAATCAATAATCATGGGAAGCTCCTTACGCTACACGTGCTTCGGTGGAAAGAATGGCGTCCGAGATGCGTACCGGTACGCCGTCGAAAGCGACAACGTGCTTGCCTGCGACGTTCTCCATCGTCAAGGTGGAATTGATAACTTTGTGCGCAATCATGCGACGCAGGAAAGAACGGATATTGCGGTTGCAGTAGAAAACCGCGCGCCCCATGTTGAGGTTCGGTATCAGCTCCAGCGCCTGGGTCATCAGGTCGATAAGGTCGGCACCGGCAGAGGCGTCTTTGCGCAAATCGGCTTCTTTGATGTTGGCGATACGCGCCGCATAGCGCCAGTCACGCAGGCACAAGCCCATGTTCCATTTGTAGTGAGTGCGGTAGCCCTGGAAGGGGTTACCGTTGGCATCGCGCAGGGTGTCCTCGCCCAAGTCGCGATGCTGCAACCCCGCTTTGCTGCCCTTCGGATAGATGCCGTGCAGGGTGTTCTGCCCCCAAATCAGCAGCCAGATACTGGTGTTGTCCGCCCCCTGGCCGCCGCCATCGAGAATATTGCGGCCGTTTTCTGCCGACATGCTGGAATAACGCGGGGCAAGTCCGGTGAAACGCTCCGGGTGTACGCCGGTGTCGCCGTACCACAGGGTGGTCGCCATCTCCTGGTTCATCGCCTCAACAAAGGCACGTTGCTCGGAAAGTCGCCATGCGGCGCTGTTGCCGTTCAAATCCGCCAAGTCTTTGTCGATTTCTGCGTAGGCTTCGAGCATGCCCACCGTGTCACGCACCGTGACCACCGCCGATTTAGACGGCGGCACGCCGTGATAGAGTTTGCGCCACGTCGCTGACGGTAAACCGCTGCGGATGGTAGTTTTGTGTTCGGTTTGGTTGTTGGCTTCGATAAAAGTCATATCGGTCAACACGTCATTGGTTTCGTTGAGCAACTCAACGATATTGGTGATGATGTTGCCTTGCCCGTCGGTGCGCGCCGCCACATCGGCAAGCGTCGGGTTTAGGGTGTTCAAAGTTGCCATAGTGTCTCCTTATGGATTCATGTTGCTGTTAGGGAAAAATGCACGCGCGTCTAATCCGCTTGCGCCACTTGCACTAACCATGCGGTCGGGCGCGAGGTCGCGGCCAATGGCCAGCATGAAGCGGATGAGGTCGGGATGGTTGCCGTAGCCGGTTTCTGTCAGCATCGCGCGAATGGTGCCTTGCGGGTCGTAGGCCTCGAAAACACGGTTGGCGATGGCGAGGTTTTCCGCGAGCTTCTCGCCGCCAAATTCCGGGTCGGCGCGGCTCGCCGCTTCCCAGTCCTGTACTTGCAGGTCGTGTTTGACCTGTCCCCACAAGGTCAGGTCTTGCACCAGCTTCGAGGCTGATGCCGCATCCGCGCCGCTGTCTTGGGCGATTTTCGAGAGGAAAGCCGCCTCGCCTGCGTCCACGTTGTCGCCATAGACGCCAAAGTCGAGCGCATACGCTGCGGGCGGGGTGTCGGCTTTCGCTTCTTCCCCGCCCGTGGCGTTTTCTTCCGGTTGTGGCGCTGCCGCTGGCGGCGCTTCTGTTGGCGGTACTGCCGCCGCTTCAGGCGGGGGCGCCGCCGGGTTTGTTTGCCCGGTTTCGGGCGTCGCGTTTTCTTCGCTCATCGTTTGCCTCCGTAAGCATGAGTTGGTAATTCTCCCAGGCGTAGATGCTCAGCCATTCGGTCAGCTTCAGCCCGATTTCCCGCCGTCCTTCCGCCCGCGCCATTTGCAGCGGGTTGTCGCGGTAGCAGGTTTGGTAAACGTGGGTGGATTCGAGCAGGCGCCAGATGATGCGCCGCCCCGCGCCAGTCGCCATCAGCGCCGCCACGTCTTTTTTCAGTTGTTCCTCGTCGCGCTCCTGCGCTGCCCGCTGTTCGGCGGTGCGCGCCTCTCGTTGTTCCGGGGTTTCAAATGGCTCAAGCATTGCCGTACCCCGTCAGGTTATCGAGGACGCTGCCGCCGCCCGCGGGCGTGTTGCCCAGCTTCTGCGCCGCGTCCGCCATCTGCGCCATTTGCGCCTGCTGTTCTGCCTGCGCCTGTTGTTCGGCGCGTGCCTGGCGGATTTCGTCGGCCTTGTCCTGCGGCACGATGAGCAGCGGGTCGATGCCCAGCGCGTCGCCGTAGATTTGCACCCAATGGTCGGCGTCGAGGCGGTCGAGTATTTCCGGCTTCGCCTGCGCCATGTTCATCACCGCGTTGGTGTAACGGTCAATGCTGTTGGTGGCAATCTCCTTCTGTGCCTGCGCCAAGATGGATACCAGTTGCACCGAGAGCTCTACGCCCTGCAATTCTTGCGGCGGCGGGGGCAGGATGCCGCCCTGCATCACCGCGTCGAAGGTAATGTCGATCATCGGATTCAGCATTTCGTTTTGCAGGCGCTCCAGAACCGGGCCAATCATCAGCATCTTCTCTTCGTGCCGCTCTGCCACCTCTGTTGCCGTCATGCGCGTGTCCTGAGTGCTAATCATCAGGAACAGGTCGGCGTAGTAGGCGTTCTGGATGCGGCCGCGCACTTCCTGCATGTCGGCGGCGAGGTGTTGCAGGTCAAGCTGCACCTGCCACAGCGGCGTAATCGGCGTGCCGGCGTCGTGGTACACGATGCCGCCGGGTAGCAAGGCATCGTCCTGGTTTTTCATGGAGGTTGGCACTTGCAGCGGCGGTCTGGTGAGGTAGTCAATCGCCGTCGCCTTGCGCAGTTGCTGGTGCTGTAGCTGTTTGATGTCGCCGAGCGCCTCCATCCCCGGCGAGGTGCCGTAGATGTGGCCGCCCGATATGCTCCAGCGCGGACACAGCGCCGGAAAGCGCGGATAGCCGCTCTCGCGCAATATCTGTCCCTCCGGCGCGTTTTTCTCCAGATATACCGAGCGCCACGGCATTTGTTTCGCCGTCTTGCCCGGGTTGCGCACGTCGCGCGGCTCTATCGCGTGGATGAGGGTAATCCAGTTGTCGAGGCCGCCGTTGTCGTACATCGTCCGCACCGCCTGCGAGACGTTGTTGTAGCCAAACTCGCGCACCACTTCCGCCACCGTCTTGTCGAACTCGCGGTACAGCGTGTCCACTTCACCGCGGAAGTTGGTGGCGATGCTGTACTCGCCTGCGGTCAGCGGGTAGTGGCGGATGATGTTGTGGTAATCAGTTTCGATGACCGAGGCCGCCGTGCCGTACACCGCCAGCTCTTCGTAGATGATGTGCAGCGCGTCGTAGGTGTTGCCGCTATGAAAGATGGTGTGGATGATTTTGGTGACTTCATCCAGCCATACTTTCACTGGGTGATGCTTCATCAGCTCCGGGTCGGGCGTTGCCAGTTTGAACCACGGGCGCGCGGGCGAGGTCATGCCGCTCATCAGCCCGGCGGCAAGGGTGCGCATCGCCCTGGTGGCGGTGTTGTCGTAGATGTCGTTGAACTGCGCCGGTTTGTGTTCGCCTGCCATGAAGCGGCCAGAGGCGGGCAGTATCAGCTTGGAGAGCTCCTGCCAGTGCGCAAGCCACGGCGCGCGCTCATTGCGCAGCGCCTCATGGCGGCGCAGGATTTGTTGGCGTAGGGTTTGTTCCATCAGCCACCTAACAGGGTTTTGCTGCCGAGCCGCCCGCGTTTGCCCAGCGTCGGTTTTGCGCCCGGACGGGTGAGCAGCGTGCCGGAGGTACCCGCATCACCGCCGCCGCGCCGCTCGGTCGGCTCGCCTTCATACGCGCCCACTTCCGGGCGCGCGCTTTTGTTGCCCTTGGCCTTTGTCGCCGCCATCTGGTTCTCGGCGGCAATGCGCTGTTCTTCGGCACGCCGCGCCATTTCCTTACGCTGTTTGTCATACGCGCGTTGCAGGTTCTCCATGTATTCACGCATGGCAGCGGCTTCTTCTTCCTGCTGCCGCCGCGTCTCACCGATTTCCCAGTTCTGGTATTCCTTCTGGCGGCGAATGGCGAGGTTGTTTTTCTTCGCCCGCGTCTCCAGCTCAATTTCCTGCTCCGTTTTCTTGCGACGCTCACCGCCGAACCACTTGAAATTGTCGCTGCCGGTTTCGGGATTAACGTAGGGCTTGCTGTTTTCGTAGATGGACTTGAAACCGCCACCCTCGCCGTTGCCCAAATCCTTGTACTTGTCATAACCGGGCGGCGTCGGCTTGCCGCCGCTGAACCACGGTGCCACGCTCATGAGTTACACCCCGCCCAAAAGCGTCTGCTTTTTCTTCTTCTGTTCCAGTTCGTTCTGGTCAATGCCGCCGGGGCCGGTGAGGATGGTGCCTGCCACGCCGTCCGATTTTTTCTGATAACTCGCCTTGTCCTGCTCCGCGCCGTTAATCTGCCGCTGCAATTGCGCGTTGGCGTTGTTCTGCGCCCGCTGCGCTTGGGCGAGTGTTGCCGCGTGTTGCGCCTGCTGCTGCGCCAAGCCTTGCTGCGCTTGTGCCAGCTGGTCTGCCATTGCCTGGCGGTTGGCTTCCATCGCCTCGCGTTGCAGCGCCATGTTTTCGCCGTGCTTGCGGCGATCTTCAGCCAGCGTTGCATTAAAGCGGCGCTGACCTTCTTCCATTTCTTTCCTGAAATTCTCCTGCTGCGCGCGGAATTGCGCTTCCGCCTGCTTCTCCGCCTGTGCCGCCTGATAACGCGCCTGCGCGCGTGCCTTGTTACCGGCGACGTGGGATGCGGTCGCGCCGCCTGCTGCTGCCAAGGCGCCAAGCGCGGCGGCTGTTCCGGTTGCGATTGCCATAATTACAACTCCTTGAAAAATTGTGTGTAAATCGGGTTTGCGCGGGTGTTGAGAATGCGCGCAAACGCCCCGCCAATCGGGGCGTGCCATACCATCAACTGCGCCCCGCGCGCCTTGCATTCCGCTTCCACCGCCTCAATCAGGCGCAGCGCCGTGCGCGGCGTGCGGTAATCGCGGTGCAAAAACAGCGCATCATGGGCGGCGGTCGTCATGTGGTAGTGCAAATTGGGCGCGAGCAGGGCGATGGCGTAGCCGATGAGGCGGCCACCGTCGAACGCACCCACGCACACCAGCGCGCCCGCCTCATGCAGGGCGTCGTACAAATCCCGGTTGATGGCGACGGGCAGGGCAGTCACATCTGCCTCCACCTCGTCTTTATGCAGCGCGCCCAACCGTTCGATTTCGTCGTACAGTTCCGGGGACGGCTCAAATATTGCGATACGGGTCATGCGTCCGGCTCCTCGTGTTCTTCATAAATTCGTGCATCTTTGGCGTGTCGAGCAGGGCGAGGCAGTAGGCGCTGGCGTAGTCAGGCGAGCGCCCCAGCTTTTTGTTGACGATGTCCTCGCGGCTCTCCACATAGACCTCAACGCCCTGCATCCGCCAGCACGGCGCGCACAGGTCGGCAAGCAGGCGCTTGTCCGGCGGCAGGGCAATACCGTTGTTGGCATTGGGGTCAAGCGCCTCGCGCATCATCCACCACAATTGCGAGCGCAGATTTTTGAAGGTCAGCCGCCCGCTCTTATCCTTGCGCGTCGCTTTTTCGGCGACGTTAACGGAAATCGCCTGCTGCCCGGCGTGATGCAAAAAGTCATACACCGCCGCGCCGACGCCGATGCCATCCACATGAATCGGCGCGCGGTCGCGTAGCGCGGAAACCACCAGCCCAGCCGTGGCCGCACCGTCCGGCGTCTCCCGTCCGGGATAAGCAAGCGGCACGTCAAACCACATGCCATGCCGGCGCGCGATAATCGTCTCGTCCTTACCGCCACGCGCCACGTCCACGCCCATACTATCCATCGGCGGCTTGACGTCTTTTGCCTGCCAGCGCGCCATCGCCGCCTCCACCCACGACGTCGGAATCACCTGCCACGGGTCGTCCGAGATACCGGCGGAAAAATCGCCGTGCAACATCTGCGAGCGCAGCGGTTCGGGTAGCGCCTGCAAGGTCGCCATGTAGCCGGTATTGAGCAAAAAAGGATTGTCGGTAACGCGCGCGGAAATAAACGTGCGCGCGAGCGGGCGCACTACCGCCTCGCCCTCATGCCCGGCGATGTCGTAGCACGGCTTGCCGTCCACAATCACAAACGGGTCGCGGCTATCGAGCCACACATCCTTGCCCGCAATCGTCGCGCAGTAGCGCAACTCGCCATCCTTGGCGGGATTCGGAAATTTCCGATCCAACCACGGCGCGAAAAAATCCACAATCCAACGCCCTTCCTGCGTGGTCGGCGGGTTGAACGTCAAAAGCGCCTGGCATTTCTGATTGGGGTCGGTACTGCGCAGCCAGCCGAGCAGCGCCCGCACCTGCGATTCCAAAAAGTTCGCAGCCTCGTCGAACACCAGCAAATCATGTGGCCGCCCCTGATACTTGTTCCAGTCGTCGAGGTTCGGGGTTGAACCAAACTCAATCTGCCGCCCGTCGGCCATGCGCCAAATTTTTTCGGCGCCGTTGTATCCCTCACTATTGCCGACGATGCCTTTCAGCTCGTCAATAATCCCGGTGAGCTGCGTCGCTTCCCGGCGCAAAATCAAAACCTTCTTGTGCTGCGTCAGCGCCTTGCCACATGCCAGCGCGCTCTTGCCACCACCCGCCGCGCCACCGTAGCCGATGATGTCTGCCTGCGACGTGTAGGCGAGCGCCTGCTTGCCCGGCAACGGCGTCCACAACGGCGCAACCGCCAAACAACGCCCCAACTCGCGCCGCTCCTCATCGGTCAAATAAGGCAACAGCGCCTCCACCTCATGCGCCTGCATCCGCCGCCCTCCGCGCCTGCGCAATCGCCAGCAGCCCCGCCACCTTGTCCGGCGCCTCGCGCGGGTCAATCTCCGGTGCGCTATTGTTGTTAATCTGGATAGCCGTATCCGGCACTTTCCCTAAGCGCGCCTCACGCTGAATGCGCAGCGTCTCCATAATCGCCTTCGCATCCGTCGCCTTCTCAGTCGTGGCCAGCAGCGACATCACGTGTTGGCGCACCGCCTCCATATCCGCATCATTTTGCAGACGGAAAGCCACATCATCACGTACCACAGCGTCAAATACTGCGCGTTCAGTAGCGTTCAGCTTCTGTTCAGTTTCCTGTTCAACTCTTGCCAGCTGCATGATTGCATTGGACTTATCGGCTACCGCCTGTTCAGTTTTGCCCGCCTGCCAGCCATCAGCCTTGGCGCGCATCGAAATCGCAGACTTTGCACAACCATACTGGCGCGCAATCTCCGTTACCGACAATCCGCGAATCTCAAAATCCGCCCGCGCCATTGCCCATTGCTCTGCCGACAGACGCGCCATTACTGCCCCCGTGACTTAACAAGCGCATCGAGCTTGTCGTTAATCTTTTCAAACTGCGCCCGCATCTCGGCGCGGTCGGCATCAATACGGATACGCAAATCCTGCAACGCCTCACGCCGTGCCTGCTGCTCCGCAAGAATCGCCTCCTTGCGCGCCTGCTGCTCCGCCGCAATCTGCACATCCTGCAGAGCATTGGTCTTGTCAATATCGGCGAAATACAAAAAACCGCTGACCAGCATACCCACAACCACCAACACATTGCCCATGCTGATACGCCAGTCAAACAGCGCCCGTTTCGGGCTTTCAGATTCCGCTGTCATCACACAAACTCCGCAACTGGCCAATGTGTTCCTTCAATCTCAACTCGCGCTCTACCAATTTGCGGTAGGTGTCATCCGTAAGTGGCTGCAACTCTTGCGCTGACACACGCGGTAGAGGCGGCATCACTGGGCACGGCGCAGGCAGTGGCACATAGTCAATACGGGCTACACAGCCCGACAACAAAAAAGCGGCCATAGCCGCCTTACTTATCGCTGTCAAAATAATCCCTCCGCCCCTCGCGTATCTCCCGCTCTGCTTCCAGGCGCGCCTTGGCAGCCTCGGCAGAGGCCGCTTGCGAGCGCTTGGCACGTTCGAGCAGCATATCCGTCGCTGATTTTGCCCGCGCCAACTCACGACGCTGCATCTCAGCATCCAGTCGCGCGTTTTTGGCACGTAGCGCGCTGATTATGACCAAGAGGGCTGCAAACACCGCCGCCACAACCATCGTCGCCCAAGTCTTAATCTTTGATAGCCACACGGTGCTTGCTCCAAATGATGTAGGCAAACAGTCCGGCGACCAGCGCCAGCCACACCCACGAAGGAATGTTGTCAAACACCGACAGCAAGCTGAATTTAACATCTGCCGCCTGCTCCAATGCCGTGCCTGCCGCGCCCATCAGACCGACTGCCGCCGCCTTGTTGTCGGCCACCGTCGCCGAGAGCTTTTGCTGGCCGAGGCCAAGTGCCGCGCCGTCCGGTTCGGTGGCGGCCACCGTCTCCCTGCCCGCAATCATGGCAAGGGCGTTCTTCTCTACGCGGTCGACACGCTTCTTCCATCCTTTGCCGAAACTCTTCCACGCTTTCAGCCGCTTCAAAAAGCGCAGCCGGTCTTTGCACAGGTCTTTGATGACCTGCTCAATATCAGCCTCTGTCAATGTCACCAACGTGCGCGCAGCAAGCGAGCCATCCGCGCGCACCTTGAGAATGCGCTGCAGGAACCGCACCGCGCGCGATGCCCCGGAATTGACGGCGAAATCGAACAGGGCGTAATCCAGCCCCAGCGGTAATTTGTCGAACAAAATCTTGTTGGCGAACTGCTCGCGGTAGATAGCGTCTACCTCGGCATGCTCGATAGCGCGCACCGAACGCGTCGGCCTACCGTGCAGCTCGCGCCAAGCGTCATAGGTGGCCTGCGTGATGCCCTTGTTGGTGAGGCCGCCACGATCCGCCGGATGATTGAAGACACCGCCCTCGTCCGCGAGGACAAGGCGCAGCGCCTGTGGGAAATTATCCTTAGCCATCTCTTTCCTCCGCTGCTTTGATGCGCGCATCAAGCACAGCCAAGTAGGCGACCATTGCCTGCTTCTGTTCACCAAGGCGCGCCCATTCAACGTCATCAATAAAGCCTGGCTGTCCGTTGGCAATGAAGCCGGTCAGCTTGCCGAGGCGGTCGTTGAGCTGTGTGCGCTCGTTTTTCAGGCGATAAAGGAAATCACCGCCAATGTCGTGTTTGACGCGGTAGCCTTCCAATTCCCACATTTTTTCAATAGCGTTGTCGTATGCAATTTGTTCGCCGATGGCCGCATCAAAATTACTTGGGTCAATGCAGGCAGATTGTCCAAACAGTTGGAAACCACTGTGCAGCGTCAGTACGCAGATAGTCAGGGTCTCGCCGTGGCGGATAAATTCCTTCTTGGCAATCAGGGATTCGAGATGTTCTTTGGTCAGTTTCATGTGTTTCTCCAATAAAAAAGCCGCCCGAAGGCGGCAACTCTCTCGTCGTCAGAGGTGATTCAGATAACAAAAAACCCCGCGCTAGGCGGGGTTCATTTGCTCAGGATGCAATGATGCACCCTAATAAATTAAGTATAGTTTCTGTTCGAACAAAGTCAAGAAATTTCCGCCGCACAGAAATAACCGGATAGCCAGTTGTAGCCTTGTTGCCGCAACCCCCACACACGACCACGGCCACCCAACCCAAACCTCTTACCCGCTGTGGTGTCATCCGTCACGCCATAGACAAAGCGCACTACAAGCGCCTTGTGCGCCTCGACATTGACACTCTTGAGTGCCTGCATCGCCCGCCCGACACGCTCCCCCTCGCTATCAGGCATATCGGCTACGGCATCGTCCGGGATGACGGCAGGGATGGCGGCGGCGAATGCAGCGCAGCGCGGATACCCCACACAACCATCGCCTGAGCGCACCCAGCGGCCATAGCGCAGCAGCAGGTTCTCTATGTCCAAATACGTCATAGCCGCGCCACCTCCACCACGCAATGCGCCTCCGCAGCTATCTCGCCGCGCACGATTTCGAGGCAGTCAATCTGCGAGTCATCGGCAAACACACCCGCTTTGGCCAGAGCATCCAGCAATCCCTTCGGGCGGTTGTCGAGGTCAAAGCGCGCCCGTGTTTTGGGATACAGCGTGATGCGCACAAACAGACGCTCATGCGGAAACAGCACCACCGGCGACCGTAAAAGACGCAATACGGCAGCGCGGTAGGCTTTGCCCTCGGCGCTGATATACGTCCCCTTGCTGCCGTGCCGCCAGTAGTGGTTGAGTGACGGTGGGAAGGGTAGGACAAAGGACATGCGCTGCAACTCCACGCGCGGCGACTTCATACCGCCCCCACCAATTTCTTCCGCTCCGCCACCACCAGCGCCAGCGCCTGCTCCATTAGCGCCCGCTCCGTGCCGTATCTTGCTTCCCACGCCTTTTTGCCCGCGTGGAAGGCGACGCCATAGCCGCCAGTGCGGTGATGCCTGGCGCACAGCGGCACGGTTTCGTAATGGCTGCCGCGTTGCCCCATGCCCTGCCCGTCGCGGATATGGTGAATCTCTGCCGCGACGCCATACAGCCCTTCATTGCGGCAGACAATGCAGCCCAGCGCGGCAAGGCGGTTCAGGTATTCCCGTTCAGATTTCGTCATGATTGCCCCCTCAAAACATGTATTCCTGCCGTGTTTCTCGCCCAATCCGCGCGCATGCCACGGCAAACGTTGCCGGGTCGATTTCGAAACCAATAAACCGCCGCCCTGTTTTCTTGCAGGCTACTGCCGTCGTGCCACTGCCCGCGAAAGTGTCCAGTACCACGTCGCCCGGCCTGCTGCTGTTCAAAATCATCTTCTCCACCAGTGCCAGCGGTTTCTGCGCCTGATGCTGTTTGTCCTTGTCGAAACTCGCCGTTTTGATGCGCCACACGTCTGCCTCGCTTGCCGGGAAAGCCCGCGCGCTTTCGCCTTTGGTGCCGAACACGATCCACTCGTGCCGGAAACGGTAGAATGCCCCGGCCTTGATCCACTCGTAGTCCCAGACAATGCAGTTACGGATATTGAGGTGTAATGCCGCTTGCGGGTACAGGAACGGGTAGGTGCGCCAGTCGGTGTTGACGTAAAACGCCGCGCCGTCTTTCAGCACCCGCGCCACCTCGCGGAAAAACACGGCAAAGAACGGGCGAATCAGATTGTTGTCCGACCAGCTACCTTTCGTGCCGTTACTGGTTGTGCCGATACAATAGGGCGGGTCGGTTACCAGCAGGTCAATGCTGCCGTCCGGAATCTCCGCCAACAATTCGAGGCAGTCACCGCAGCGCAAAACTGATGATTTAGTCATCGCACCCACCCCAAATCGTCATAGCCGCACACCGTCGGATCAGGAATAAACACCTGCAATTCATCCGCCGCCCATCGCCGGATGGCCTCAACGTAATCCTGAAACTCCTTGCGTGGCAGCTTGGCGGTCGAAGGCGCGACAGTAATCTGCAAACCGGGCAAGTCCGCCGACGGCAGAAAGCGCGCCTTGCAGAACTCATGCACCACTTCCGCCGTCGATAGCCGCGCGGTTTTGCGCAAGGCGTCCACCGCGTCATTCACAAAATAGCCGGGGTCGTTATCCACGATGGTTTTATACACCACGCCCCACAAATACTTGTTCTGCTGCGAGCTGCGTTTCTTCTCTTCCGGTGCGATGCAGACCGTCATGATTTCCCCCTCGCTGATTTTGGCCGCTGCAATGGCAGCCATCGCATTGCGCCGCACCTGTTCGTTGACCAGGCGAAAAGATTGCGTTGTCATTCCTCACCTCGTAATTCATTTCTTGCCCGTTCGATGTTCTCGGCGGCATAGGCCAGCAGCCCATCCGCCTCCTTCCTGTTGTCCGCGCAATCCAGAGCGACGCTAATTTGTGTCTGCGCGTAAGTTGCCCACTTTTCCCAAGTCATCACCACCCCCGCTCTCGCAGCGTGTCGTGGTAGGTGTTTGTGGCATCCTGCACTGGCGCCGTCTTGCGCTTTTTCAGTGGCAGACGGGCAGCCAGCAGCGCCGCCTTAAAATCGTCGCTGCCTTCTACCCATGCCGCGCGCACCCATTCGCCCTGCCACGCAAAGCCACGCAGGGTGCCGTGCATCGGGACAATGCGCGCCCACTCCTTGATGCCGCGCCGTTCAATCCGATGCGTCGCACCAGGCGGCGGGCAAAACGCAAACTGCGGCTTGTGCGCGCGCTTGCCGCGTAGCGCCCGCAAAGCATCGAGGTACAGACCAAAGCGCGTTTGCCTGTCTGCCCCCACCCTGTGCCGCGTCTCCCGGCATCTTTCTCGCGACCACGACCGACCACGCAGCTCCCACACCGTCACGGCATAGCATGATTTGCCCAGAGCCTCTGCCACATCCTTGCGTTCCAAGCCGTACGCCTCGCGCAGGCGCTGCAAAATATCCCCGGTCATCGTTTGGCTCTCCGTGTTTTCAGCGCCCGCAGCGCAACCAAGTAACGTCTCCAGTCCTGTTCGCGGTGATGATTACGCCCGTTCCGGGATGTCGGCCCCCCTTCGCCTGCTGCGCTGTACGACTTTGAGCGGCGCTCAATGTCGCGCGGTACAATGTCAGGGATGTACATCTCCACGGCAAGCTGATGCAATGTGATGCCGTAGTGCTCGCGCAGCCTGCGCAGTAATGCCCCGGTCATGCTGCACCTCCAAAATCATCGTTGCTTCCGCGCAGGTCGTTCAGCACACCGCGCAATTCCTGCGGCAGAGCCGATAACGGTTGCACTGTGAGACGCGGTTTGTCGCTGCCGCCCCGCATCACTGCAAGGCACTTCTGTGCATCGCCCAAGAGCTGCGGCTCGGCGACGGCATGACCGGCAGCGGTGTTTTCGGTTTCCGCCATACCGGCCAGCTTGCACGGGTAATCCCCCAAATCGCGCCCCATGTAGCTGCGGTAGAAGCGCAGAAAATCGCGCTCGCGAAAGGGCAGCTCGTCGTAGGTGACCAGACTGAGTTGCACCCAGCCGCCCATGTCGGCAACCACCGCGTGGATTACCGCGTCGTCGAACACTACGCTCGGCATGTGGCCGACGCGTTCGATGGCGTGGCGCACCTTCGCCCAAGCGGCAGAAGCGCGGGTTTCGCTACTGCCTGCCAGTGCGCGGATGACGTCCGCCGCTTTAGGGAAAAACTGCCCGCTGTCGGGGTTGTTGATATGCGCCGTCAGGCCCTGCTGCACATCGGCCAGCGGGTATTCCAACAGCGCGGCGAAATACAAACCTACCGCCATGTCGCTCAATTTCGGCCTGCCGTAGTACTCGCATAGCGCAGCCATCACCGCCGAGAATTGGCCAAAGTCCTGCTCAGTCATCACGCTTCTCCTGTTTGGCGGCAAACATCGCCGCAATCTGCGGGCGCATCCGCTCCGCCTGTTCCTGCGCGTACTGCTCCGCGCTGCCTTGCTGTTCGTAGGTGTTGCCACGTTGCGGGGTGCGTTGCTGTGGTCTGTTCCACCAGCCGTCATAGCCGCGTTTGAAACCAAGCCACTTGTTGCCCGCGCATTCATGCACCGCCTGCGCTACCGTCAGCCCTGCCGCCCGAACCTCGCCGAGGAAATAATCCAGCGCTCCAGCATCCATCGGCTTCTTGCGTTCCATGCGGTAGGCTAGCCAGCGCTTCGCCTCCGTCTGGTCAGCACCGAGGGCAAGCAGTTCGGCGAGGGCGTCAAAAGGCGGTGCGTCGGCGGATGGCTCGCGCGCGCATTCCCGCTTATTTATCCGCTTATCATTTTTGAGCTTATTGCTTATATCCTTATTTGTCGGATTTATTTCCGAGCTGTTTCGGATTTCAATCCGAGGTGATTCGGATTTATTTCCGAGCAAGTCGGATTCATTTCCGAGTTCGCGGATTGAAGGGGGCGGGGTTCGGATTGATTTCCGGGGTTCGTCCGGTTCCTGCGCCGCATCTTCATTGTTGCTTACATTCCACAGCTTGCCCTTGTCGGTGATGTTGATAAGCTCCCATTCACCGTGCTTGCAGTAATTGATAAGCCCCTTCTCCTGCAAAGTGCGGAAAGCGCGATAAACCGTGTCCGGTTTGCTGTAATACAGCGGCAGTTGTTCGATGACCAGTTGGCGGCTGATCCAATAAAACACTTCACCTTCAACCGTCACCGGCTTCGCCCAGCCAGCCGCTTGGTTGATTAAATCGAATAGCGCGCCCTGGTTGGCGTTCAGCCCCCAATCCATGCAGCGCTTGTTGTTGATAAACGTGGTGAACCTCACAACAAACCTCCCAGGCGGTGCGCCTTAACCGTTGCCTTCGTGCCGTATCTTGTTGGCACGCTCTTGTCGTAACTGATAATGCTGTGCAGCTTGCGCAGGTCGCTGAGGCGGCTCCTGAACGTAGAGCCGAGGCCGTATTCCACCGCATCGAGATAAGTAACCTCCTGCGCCTCTTGCAGCATCCGCAGCAAAATCTCTTCATGCGACGGGTATTTGCCCGTCTCCTTGTGCTTGGCGCGTATCCAGCCGGTCACGCGCGCATGTTCGCTTCTAGTCATCTTTTCTGCCCTCTAGCCGCATGACGTACACCTGGCTTAAAATCACAGTGAGCAATGCGCACAGTGTGGTCACGCGCATTAACCGAACCTGAAACAGGAGGTGATCAATGCCGGATATAAGCGCCGCATCGGGTGTCGCCACCATCGTGCTGGCATCGATCGGGTTGGCTGGTGCCGTCCACCAGCTCACCAAAAACAGCAGCAGGGAAGCGCAGGCAGAGACCATAATCAGCACACTACTTCTGTTCTTCCTGGTTATCGCCGTGGTCGCCGCCCCTGCATGGGTTTTCCCGGTCTTTGCCGTGAATGTCGTCGTCAATACAGGTTTTTTCATCTTCAAATCCCAAGTGATACGCGGCGATTACGTCGCATTAGTGATGAACTGGACGATGCTTGGGGTGTTCTTCTCCCAAGCAATACGTTGATTTGCCCGCGCTCGCTTTGGGTCATGCTTCCCCCCAAAATCTGAAATCATCCGGCAGGGCAATCCAGTGGCTGTAGCCCAAGTCGGCGAAGACAGCGCGCACATCGTCATCAGTTTGTGATGGTGCCCACGCCTCGCCTGAGGCGTCATAGATGTCGCCGTTTTGACGCAGGGAGAACAACTGCGCCCCGTGGATTTTTTGTGACCCTACGGCCACGAATCTACTGCCTCGTGGCGGAACCGCATCCGCAATACTGCGCAGGTGCTTGTAATCTTCTTTCGTGTCAGTCATAATTAACTTCCTCCTTTAACCTTTTCGGGACAGCGGCCCATCCGCTCCCCGTTTCGATAGCCGCCCGCAAGGGCGGTTTTTTGTTGCTCGCACACCGGGCAGACCCAAGCCGACGAAAAGCCGTAAGGGTCAATGGTGATTCGCGTGCGGTACATCAGCCGCCCGCCGCAGTCGGCGCATCGCATGACGGACACGGTCAGACCTCCGCCGGGGCGGCGGGTTGGCGTGCGACTTTGCGGGCGCGATAGTCGTCATAAACATTAGGGTCATAAACCAGCGCGCCACCGGACGCCGCCTCCAATCGTGCCGCGTTTTTCTCCGGCACCAGCACACCCCAACCGCTGATAGATGCCGAGCTAATACCCAACACCTCCGCAATCCGGATGCGCGTACCGAAATATTTGATTGCATCTGCCTTTTTCACGGTTATCTATTGCTCCTCTGCCTTTAGGACTTCCTAAAGTATAAAGTTTAGGATAACTTTACGCAAGCCGTTTTAAGATTTCTTAAAAAGGAGCACACCATGAACACTACAGGCGCAAGAATCCGCCAGGCACGCGACAAAATCGGGTTAAGCCAGGTCGCCTTGGCGAAAGCGGTGGGCGTCAGCAACGCCACAATTTCCAACTGGGAAAGTGACAATCACGCCTTAAAGGCAGACAACGCGAGCAAGCTCGCCAGCGTGCTGCGGGTATCGGTCAATCACCTGTTGTATGGGGATAAAGACGAAGTAGAACTTGGTGAAGGTTTCGATGTATGGGATGACGGTACGCCATTGGATGATGACGAAATTGAAGTACCGTTTTTCAAGGATATAAGGCTCGCCGCCGGGATTGGGGAAATTGCACCGGTGGATGACTACACAAGGAGAAAATTGCGCTTCTCAAGACGCACATTAAAGAATTTCGGAATAACACCAGAATGTGTTACTACCGCTACCGTGCAGGGAACAAGCATGGAGCCAAACATTTCAGACGGAGCAACGATTGGCATAGATACAGGAGATAAAATCGTCAAAAGCGGGAAAATATATGCCTTTCGCCAAAACGATATGCTGCGCGTCAAACTGCTATATCACACCCCGCAGGGCGGATTAAGAATAGTCAGCTACAACAAAGAAGAATATCCCGAAGAGACCTTGTCACCGGAAGCAATGGAAGATATTCATATCATTGGCAGGGTGTTTTGGTTTTCGGTAATGATGAAGTAGGATAAAAATATGAAAAAAATATTGGCTTTGGTGCTTGCCGCAACCATCCCCTCTGTTTCCGCGGTACGGTGCAGCGATTTCAGCGACCAAGAGGAAGCACAACGCTACCATGATGAACACGGTGGGAATACCAGCCTAGACCGTGATAAGGATGGCGAGGCGTGCGAATGTTTGCCGGGCGGCAGCGCTTATGGAAATCCCGTGTGTGATAAATAAAAGATACCCATGCTCGATTTCAAAATTGACTTCAAAGCATTCACTATTGGCTGCGTTGCAGGAATAGCTGTGTCTTCTCTTGTCACGGGAATATTTATGTTTCTTACCAACGGCGAGGTATTTATTATAAAGAACAGCGCCATTCATCCATGCTTTGCAGGTGTTTTCATTGCTGTTGTAAATATTTATGCAGTCCTAGATACGCCGATAAAAGATTATCGGCCATTTGGGGAAGCGGGATTTACAGAAATTAAAAGGGAGCATAAAGACCTGCTTGCCTTTTATCCCTATTTCTCTGCGCTTATAGCATTGATTTGTGTATTATCCATGATAATAAGCCCAGAATTTATACGTGGGGGATTTTCCGCAGTAATCTTGGCAGCATCTGCCGTTATTATGGGCGTTGGGTTTGCCGCGGCTATTTCTTTTTTAATCATAACGGGAGAGGAAAAGAATAAAATCTACAGGCTCAAATATGACCTTGAAGAAAGTCGCAGAAAAGACTAATATTTTTTGTGTAAACAGGTTAATTGACAATAA